TTACATCAGTTGGAGCTGCTGGACAACGTATTGAAATAGGAGCGTTGAATGGAACTACTCCTACCGCTGGTGCTGCTATAGATGGAGTATTAGAAAATCTTGCTACAACAGGTTATTTGGTATTTAATACTAGAACTGCTAGTAGCCTTACTGAAAAAATGAGGTTGGATACAAGGGGAAATCTTGGCTTAGGAGTAACACCTAGTGCGTGGGCGGATGGTAAAGCTTTTGAAATTGGTGCTTTAGGTAATGCCGTTTGGTCAGGAAGTGGATATATAGATTTAATGAGAAATGTTGCATATACTTCAGGAGCATATAGATATAGTGCAAATGGAACTGCATCAAGATTTGAAATAGATAGCCAATCATTTGCTTTTTATCAAGCTTCATCAGGAACGGCAGGTAACGCTATCAGCTTTACACAAGCTATGACCTTAAATGCTTCGGGAAATCTTGGCATAGGCACAACCACTATCGGCTCTCGCCTACAAGTCAACGGAAATGCAGCTATCGGCTACTCAGCTTCTACTGCTGCACCAACAAATGGGTTGGTTGTTAGTGGAAATGTTGGAATAAATACTACATCAGTTTCAAATACTTTAGAAGTAAATGGAACAGCAAGATTACAGGGTTCTGCTTCGGGTTCTGGATTATTTATTAATAATCAAGCTGCTGGTGGTACTGCTCAAAATTATATTGATTTTACCGCTGGTGCTACTAATATTGTTAGATTTAGTAGAGGAAATGCTGCAGCTGGATTAGAGCCAAATGGCTTAAATATTGATAACTTTGCAGGGTTTAAGGTAAGATTAAATCAATTAGGGGGTAGTGGCGGTAATTTTACTATTGATGGGGGTGGGTTATTTGTAGGCAATGGCGAAACCGCAGCTTCCCCCAGCACAGGAATAATCTCAGGCTCAGGAGGTTCAGGTACAAACGTAGCAGGAGCAGAGTTTCGTATCAGAGGTGGAGCAAGTACAGGTAATGCAGCAGGTGGGCCTATTACATTCTATACAAGTGCAGCGGGAAGTGCTGGTACAAGTACTAATGCGGCTACGGAGAGAATGAGAATAACAAGTGGGGGAGATGTTGCCATAGGTACTACGACTGCATCGGCTAAACTTCACGTAAACGGTGATATAAGAACTTCTGCACCTTCGGGCGGTACTGCGGCTAACTGGAAACTTGGTTCTAAAGTAGCAAGTTCAGTAGTATTTGACGATAACGATTATTTAGAAGTAGAGGTAGGTGGAGTTGCTTATAAAGTTGCTTTAGTAACATTAGCTTAATAATTAAAAACAAAATAAAATGACAAATTACAATTGGGTTATTCTTCAATTAGACACTGCGCCACAGGAAGGCGATTTGCAAGACGTAGTAAAAGTAGTACATTGGCGCTATACAGGTAGCACCGAAGTAAACGATGAAACTTTTGCTACGGAAATCTATCAGGCTTATTCTTGCCCTGAACCTTCGGAAACAGATTTTACGGCATACCCCGATTTGACTAAAGAACAAGTTGTTTCTTGGTTAGAAGATGCTTATGACGTAGCTTCGTTAAAAGCACAGATTGATTCGCAGCTTGAAAACCTTATTAACCCACCAATTGTTCACTTGCCGTTGCCGTGGGAAAATAATTAAAAAAAATCTATTTAAAATAAAAACCTATGAATTTGAAACTACACGAAGTAATCGCCCTCTATTACGAACTGAACGGAGTAACAAGACAAGGGGAAAGTACCGAAGTACTCTCACAAGGAATGTTGAAGCAAAAAATGTCTTTAAAGACAAAGGTTTATTTGCAGCGTTTGAACAAAGTAGTAAGTGAAGAACTGAAACTTTACGAAGATGCTAAAACTGAACTTTACAAAAAGTTTGGCGAAGAAAAAGAAGGTATGATTGAAATACCAAAAGAGAAAATCGCCGACTTTAACAAAGAGCATTTGGAGTTACTAACGGCTGAAAAAGATATTAACGTTAGCGAGTTGTGGGGTGCAGACCTTAAACTCGAACACCTTGAAAGTATAGAAACGGATGAATATTACCCTGCATTATTCAGTTTGATAGATTCGAAATGACACAAGTAATGTTATTTATCGCTGGTCAAGCTATCTTAATCATAGGTGGCTTGATTGGCATTTATGTAAAAGTTTCTTTAAAATTAAAAGAACTTGAGATTAGGGTAAAGGTTGTTGAAAAACAAGACGACCAAATTTCAAACAGGTTAGATATGCTAACTGACCAAATTTCTAAAAAGTTAGATTTAATTACGCAGCAATTAAACCAGCTTTCTATTCAATTACAAAATAAACAAGACAGAGAATGACAAATTCAACTTTTTTAGGTCTTAACGTGCGGGATGCCGTTAACGGCTTTGTAGTGGCTTTTTTTGGTACTGCGCTCACAGGGTTAATTGCAATCCTTGATGGCGGTCGTTTGCCCGAAAACGAAGAAGTAAAAGCGGCAGCGATTGTAGGTTTAACGGCAGGATTGTCGTATTTGTTGAAGAACTTTTTAACAAATAGTCAAGGGCAATTATTTACCAAAGAATGAGGTATTTAATTCTTTTGCTTTTAATTGGTTGTTCGACTGAAAAAAAGCTTAGTAAGATGGAAGCGCGACTTGCACAAGCAGGTCGCCTTTCTTCTATTTGTTCGGAGCGGTTTCCGATAATCCCCGATACGATTTATACAAAAGATAGTGTAATCGTTATTGATACTTTTTTAGCTTCGGAATATATTACTGATACGATACGATTAAATGATACTACGTACATAGCCGAGTATAAACCCGTAGTAATTCATAAGACAAAAACCTTAACGAAAGTTGTGCAGGTTGAAGATAGGGCAAAGATTGAAAGCTTGACCGCGCGTATAACGCAATTAGAAGCTAATAGAGCAACTTTATTGGCACAGATAGCAGAATGGAAGGACAAAGCTAAAACGCGCTTAAATTGGCTTATTTTGCTTTTATGCGGTATTTTTGGTTTTGCCATTAGAAAACCTGTAATAAAATTTATCGAATGGCACTTCTCAGCGATGCTCAAATAATTAGCAAATACGGCACGGCTGGCAATCCTGATAACTTTACGATAATCGCTTTGCCTTACCCAATGCGGATAGCGTGGGATACTAAGGTCAGGGTTCAAAAGATGCAATGCCACGAACTTGCTGCGGATAACTTCACAAACGTATTTACGCAACTTTTAAGCCACTACGGATTAAATGAACTGCAACGCTTAGGTATTGACCTTTTCGGTGGGTGTGTAAACGTGAGAACTATGCGCGGTTCAAAAACAAGGTGGAGCAGGCACGCGTGGGGAATCGCTATTGATTTAAACCCTGCACAAAACGGCTTACGAGTTAAAAAACCTATCGCACAATTCAGCAAACCCGACTATAAAGCAATGATAGAAATTTTTTACGCGAATGATTTTATTTCGTATGGAGTAGAGAAAGATTACGACTGGATGCACTTTGAGTTGGCAAAATAGTCACTAATACCTATCTACATATATGAAACGAAAGCGCCTGTACTTCGATATTGAAACATCGCCGAATATCGGTTTGTTTTGGTCAGCGGGGTACAAACAAAAAATTGACTATTCGAATATCATAAAAGAAAGAGCCATCATTTGTATTTGTTACAAATGGGAAGATGAAAAGCAGGTACACGCTCTAAGTTGGGATAAAAACCAATCCGACAAAAAACTTTTACAGGAATTTATTAAGGTCGCTAACGAAGCCGATGAATTGGTCGGGCATAATGGCGATAAATTTGATTTGCCTTGGATAAGGACTAGATGCCTGTATCATAGGGTAGAGTTATTTCCTAAGTACACCACGATTGATACGTTAAAACTTTCGCGTAGGCAATTTCGTTTCAATTCAAACAGGCTCGATTACATTGCTTCTTTTTTAGGTATAGGCAGAAAGATTAAGACCGATTTTAATTTGTGGAAGGATATTGTACTTAACAAGTGCGACAAGTCAATGGCTAAAATGATTGACTATTGCAAACAAGACGTTAGGTTATTAGAACAGGTTCACAAAGAATTAAGATTGCACGATACGCCTAAAACGCATTACGGAGTATTAGAAACAGGCGATAAGAGAACCTGCCCTGAATGTGGCTCTAATAATGTTAATATCAGTAAAACAAAAATAACCGCAGCAGGAACGAAGCAGATACAATACCAATGCAAGGATTGCGGTAAATACCATTCAAGATGAGCCAGCTATTAGGAAAATTATTTGCCGAATTCATTGAACGCGAAGAACGCGGTTTTAAGAAGTACGGAACGACTATGGATAGGAAAGACCTATCTTTGGATGAGTGGATACAACACTTGAAAGAAGAATTGATGGATGCATTACTTTACTTAGAAAAAATACAAACTATTTATGACGCACAAAGATTTACCGATTATCAAAAAGCAGATTCAAGAAATGATGAAAGTGCTAACGCCGATAGAAAAGTTGACTATCCTCGAGCCTCTTTGTGATAAATACCGAAAGCAATCGCGTGCCGAAGTAGAAAAAGATATTATCGAATTTTCGAGAAGCCGCGGCATACCGCGTATTAAAACTGATTACTGATGGAAGAAACCATCATCGAACCGCTGAACATAACACCGCACGAAGATATTGCAGCGTGTACCAATGCGCTAAATGCGCTAACGGAATACGACTACGCAATGCTTGACGAAGAAGAAAAGGAGTTGGTTCGTATGATTCGTAAAATGAGTTTGTATATTATTCACATAGGTATTCAAGAAATCTATACTTCAAATTTTTATGCCGAAGAAGATACACCAAGTAGTTCATCGTAAGCTAGGCAAAGAGCGTGCCTATGGCATTGCTTATACCGAAGAAAATACGATGGAAATAGACGAAAGGCTAAAAGGGTATAGGTATATGCTTTACCTATTGCACGAGCATTTTCATTTGAAGCACCCTGATTGGTCGGAAACTAAAGTCAGTAAAGAAAGCAGCAAGACCGCACGATTTATGTGGCAGATGGGTTTTCGTTTTGTTGAGTTGAAGTAAAAGTTTCGTTATAGTGTTGTTCTGCTTCATTACTTTTAACAGTATTAAATTTTGCATCATCGTAACCAATTCCATATCCCAAACTATAAGCATCTATTATTTGTTGCTTCTCGATTTGTTTGGCTCGTTCAAGTAATTCTTTTGATGATTTAACATCATACCATATTTTAGTTAAGTTGTCGTGTAACCATTCTACTGCCGTTTGCATATTATTTGTTTTATTTATTTCTAATAGTTATTGTTCTTTCAAAGTACATATGCCGCCATTCCTCTTGACCTACGAATAAGTTATAAAAGCTTTCTGGATGCAGAAAGAATGTGCTTGAACCCTTAGCACATACTCTACATTCTTTGTTTCTGTATCCTTTAAATAAAGCGTATTCTTCAATAGGTTTAACCTGTTTACATTTTTTGCATTTCATTGTTTTAGGATTGAATATATTATTAGCATAAAGTCAGCTAAATTCTTTTTGTATTTATCTTCTACGTCTTGTCGGTTTGCCCATTCGGTAAAATCTTTTCCGAGTGTTTTACACTCATCGAACGCACCAATGTATTTATACGTGTACACAATCCAATCACATACTAAGCGAATAGAGTTGTAGTTTTTATAAGAACTAATAAACGCTTTCGGGTTTTTCTCATAACTTCTTGCATACGTTAAACTGATTTCAACGAATGAGTTGTTAGTGATTTCAGTAAACACTTTGTATTTATCGGCTGCGGTCATTGCTTAATAAAATAAATGTAGGTGAATCCTTTTTGTTTACAGGCGTTAAAATAATCGCTCAATGTTTTTTGTTTGGCAATAGTTACGTCTGTTGTATAGTGCCTTAGATAAGCGTTCAAAGGTATCTTACTATCCACCATTAACCTGTCGTAAATATGCGGGTGCATTTGTGTTGTGCTAACGCCATTCAAAAAAGCCGTAAACGCTTTGTTTACTTCTTTATTCCAATCCTCTTGCTTTTCGGGGTATCGGTTATCGTACATTGAAACGTCAGCCGTTAGTAATGGTTGTTCGTAGTAGCTTCGTTGCTGCCCTTTATTCGTAACGTGTTTCCTAATCCAATCCAAAATTGTTTCGGGGTCGGCTGAATAAACTTTACCATATTCGCCTGCGATGCCGTTTTCAAATATCTGTACGAGTTCTTTCATTCCGAGTTCGGGGTATTTCTTTTTGATAAACTTTGTTACCAATGCTTCGGTATCCTCGCTTATCTTTTTGAATTGCCTTAGGTATTCAAATGCTGGATTATTCATAGTTCGCTAAATTTTTTGTTTCCTATTAGTTCAAGTTTGTGTGCGATGCTTTCCTTCGTGGGTTCTATTTTCGTGCGTGCCATCCATCCGCTTACTGCGTGCCGCCACGATTTCATTTTGTTTTTACCTACGAACCATCCGTTGCTTTCGTAATAATCGTAAAATCTATTGGCTTGATACGTGGCGTTCTTTTCATCCCACTTATTCATCATTTCAATTTTGATATCTTCAATCGTTGGCTTAACAAACCCGCGTGCCGTTACGTTTTTTGTTTCGTGTTCTATTTCATAACGCGAAAGAATATCAATAACCTTTCTATGTATCGGACTGCTCGGGTTCAGTTCCGTTCCGTATTGAAAGCGCACAAAGTCAATGCAGAGTATTTTACCATCGTGCAAAGCTTCAAACTGCTTTCCGTTATCAATACTCACTAAGCGTTTTTCATCTACTTTGTCGCCGATTACGTACGAAGCAAGCGTGTAATTCGGTTTCCATACCCCTGCAAGGTCGCATTTATCTCTTACATATTTTACTAAACATTTATCGGTTGGCGATAAACTCATAAACCATTCCTTTTCCCAAATATCGGTGTCAGTAAATCTCTTAGGCATTTTCATAGTATTTTATATTTTCTAAAAAAGAAGCGTCAGTTTCATAGCGCATAAAAGGTATTGTTTGCGTGCAGGCTCTTTTATACTCGGTAGATATACCAAGTTCCTTTGCTAAATTAAATAATGCTGCGTAATAAGGCATAAAATAGTTATCGTTATTTTCTATGTAAGATGCTATTTGTTTGCGCTGGCAACTTAGCGTTGAGTGGTCTGCATACCCGACCATTACGGCTACTTCTTTAATACGTAAAGGAAAATGCATAAACAAAAAGTATCCTAACGCCATTCGCATTGATGCGGTGTTAACGTACGTTCCGTTTTTGATAATAACCTTTACAGGATACGATGATTTTCTTTTTAAGTTCTTTGGTTCTAAATTGTAAAGCTGGCAGTACTTTTCTACTAATTGTTTCGCTTGTTCGTGTGTGTTCATTGTGTAATTAAATTTATTGGTATTAAGATTCCGTGTGACGTATTGCTATCGCCACCCTTTGTTAAGCCGTTAATTTGATACATAACCCTACAAATATCCTTCAACTTTTCCACACTAACAATTAAAGAATAATCTTTTTCTTCTATTTTGAATATCCAATAACTTGCTTGTGTAGTTGAAATGCCTGATTTCTTACCTCTGGAATAAACTTCAACGTAAACGTTGTTTGTAATGTGCGCCATTCGGTCTGTCTTGATTTCAACCTTTTTGCCATCGCTGAATAAGTCGTTTATCCAATCTTCAGTTCGTTCGCCAAAATCAAGGTCGTAATAAAAACTACTTGAGTGTTTCATCTTTAGTGTAATGTTTGATTATGTAAACAAGTTCAAGTATAGCTTCATCCGTTGTTAATTCATCTGCTTTGAAATCAAATAACAAGTTTTCTATTGCGTTATACATTTCCGCTTGTGTCTTTGATAAAGTATTCAAAGCAACATTTACTATTGGGTTTTGCATTATTTGTAGGTTTCGATTATGATTTCAAGTTCATCCCTACTCCATTTTTTTAGCCTGTTATTTTCCGCTTCAGCTTCTAATTGCTTCACAAAATCTTCGCCATAGCGATTGACTAATCCTTGTCGATACTTAATCAAATTGCCGTGCAGGAACATATTGCAACGTATGCATTGCCCATTGGTGTTATGATAAGCCAATGTGTGAGGTAATCCGAATCGTAAAGCAGAGTGTTGCCCTTGCGAAAAATAATGCCCAGCTTGTTCTACTTCTGCACCACACGAAATACAACCTAACTTTTTATCGCGTTCTCGAATATGAGCATTGTATATTGTTTGCGCTTTTTTAAGTAGCTTGGGTAGTGGGGTTAGCTTTGCCATTAAAAGGGTAAGTCGTTAGGTGGTGTATTATCGTTTGTAAATTTAGGTTTTTCTTCTGGCTTCCAAGTATCAACCGAAATGCTTACGTCCTTGCCGTATTGGTCGGGTTCGGCTTTTACGTTGATGTTTACTTTAATAAACTTGCTTCCGTTGTACTCTTGAATATGCTCTTTAATCTTGTCGAGATTAATTGATGCACTAATCCAATTGTCGCTTCGTTTTTTACCGCTACCGCAGTAGATTTTCTTTTCCATTTTGTTTTGTTTTAAGTTAAAAAAGAGAAGCTGGTGCAGGATTCGAACCTGCGCGTTTTCAAAGAAAGGTGCTACCAATTACACCAACCAGCTTACCATTACTAAACACCGAGTTTCTTACGGAACTCCAATGCCTGCTTTCGGCTCGTGAAATTTCTGCTTACACGTTTGCCGTTTTTCTGTACTCGTACTCTGTACGAATTTCCGACCTTTTGAATGTTCGCTAACATAGCTTTTATTTTGAGGTTAACAATCCATAATATCAAATATACTTATTTTATCAATCTCGTCCATAATTTGTTCTTCGTTTATTTCTTCAGGTGCATCGTGCCAAACTATCTCATAAGTGAAATCGTAAGGCTCGCCATAAGGATTATCAAAGGTTGGTCGTATTTCGGGTGTGTACCACCAACGGATAAAAACAAGTATTGTTAAACCATCAATTAGGATTGGTAGTTCGGACTTACCTTTTTTCATTTTAAATTAACGCTTATTGAGGTGGTAGATGTTTTTACAGGCGGATACAGAGTAATGACTTCATCTTCGATTAAGGTTTGCAAACCAGCAGCAGGAATCGTTTTTAGGAACTTTTGACGTTCTTTAATTTGCATATCAAGCGCAGCCTGTTGTTCTAATAGGTCGTTCATTATCGGGTCGCCACAAACACTATAATCATATTTAACGCCCATTTCTTTTATCTCGAATTTAGCGTTGTATTGCTCAAATGTTTTCCCAAATTTGTACGCTTCATCCAACGTCAGTTCTTTGTAATCAGGATTGCTGGTTATTTGCTTAATCAAATCTTCTAAGCACTTAACTTGCAAATGTAGCTTTAAAGGGTTTATTAAGCCTTCCTTTGCGTTATTTACGACACCTTGGGCAAATGATAGGCGTTCTGCTTTTGAGGTCTCAAATAGGCTTAAATCGGTGTAGGTAGTAATGTTCATTTTACTGCTTTTTTGAGGTGTGTAGTAATATCCTTTTGGGTGGGGTTTACGATTTGGTCGATTGGCTTCTTTCTATTTTCAAGGCGATGCTGAATAGATTGGTATGTTTTGTAATCGGAACAATTACTAATTGAACTCAAAGCCAAATGCGCTTCGGTTGTCGATAGGTCGGTTTGTGGAATTAAATTAATTAATAATGTTTTTTCTTGTTCTGTTGGTGTATCGTGGGTATTGGTAGCGTCAGCATCTTTTGTATCGTCAATTGCAAACAATCCGTTAAGTGCATATTTACGAGCGTATGAACTTGCTGCGCCTGTTACCTGCGCTGCATCCATACCTTTTTTGGTTTCTTCTTCACGAGCGTATGCGGTAGCTGAATACGTTTGCTCGCCATTCGAAAGCGTAGCGGTTGCCTTTACATAAACCCTTGAACCAATCAAAACAATTTCATCCATTAAAGTAAGGTAATAGCCAAGCGGATTGATTACGAGTTTAACGGCTTCAACAATATCCTCGCAAGAACGATATTTGTAGTTGCCGAATTTATTTAATTGACCTTTCGGTGCTTTTACAAGCGATTGAATTTTTGCTAACATAGTTTAGTTTTTTAAAGCGTAGATGATAGCCAGCAGAAATAAGCAGGCAATTATGAGTAAGTTAATTACAATCAGTGTTATCATAAAATTTGTTTTAGCGTTAGGGGGTGGCGCCAAAACCCAATAAACCACCCCCCTTTTCTAATTCGTTGCAGATTAAACTCCTTAACGACACGGAGTATTCAATAATGAGTAAATGTATTTAATCCACTCATTGAAATCCTTTGGCGGGTCAGGCGGGTACACGGTTCTCATCAAATAGATTTTTTACTTGTTTCATTGTATAAGATTGACCAGCAAGGAATAAACCCATTGCTAACCATTCAGGTTTAATAGCATCAAATTCCAAAATAATTTCGCCTGTTGTAGTTGCACCTACGAACTGAACTTTAAAAAGTGAGTTCGGATTGCATAATAAATAATCGGCAGTTTCTGCGGAAAAGTTTAATTGTAGTTTCATCGTGTTTAGTTTTAAAGGTTAAAGAGAAATTTGGTCTTGTAATTTACCAACAATGTAGCATATAACCAAGAGTGCGATTAGTAATTTTGTTTGTGGTTTCATAGTTTTTAATTAAGTGTGCGTTACCGAGGCGCACCCCTCGTTTAATTTATGCAAAAACTTCTTCGCCAAGTTCTTGCATTAACATTTCGTATGTTAAATTGGAAAGGCGATATCCCGTTCCAACCATTAAATAATCTTGCTTTGCGGATGGATTGGCTGGTGCAGCAATGTGATTAGTATATCTTGTTACTGCATTGAACAACCCCCAAATCGTAGCACCTTCTAATTTAATTTCAGTATCTAAAGCATCAGCAAAACTTTGAATAATGTTTGTCTTACGTGTGCTGATTTCTTCTTGCTTTGTATTTCCTGATACATTAAATATTTTACGTATAACTTTTTCAATCATTTCATCACGCAAAGGAACTTCAGCCATCCGCTTAAAATTATTCATAAGTTGTTCGTCTGCTAATATTGCAGCATTCATATCCATTGCCAATGATTTAACTTTTTCAGGAGCAGATATTGAATGGCGAAATTTAGTTAAATCGCGGTATGCTCTAAAAAAAGTATTTTCGCATACAACAACTGTGTTGGAACTACCAAAAGCAATAGAAGTTGAACCATCGTGAGAATTCAACGCGGTTAAGTTTCTTTTTACGTTGCTTTTGCCAATAAATTCATCGGGCAAACTTGCTTGTAAAAATACTCTGCGACCGCCTTTCATTTCGCCACCATCGCTGTAATCAACGTTAATACTATCAGCAGCCATAATAATACTTTCTGCAAGTTGATAATTTTGATATACTGCATAGCGGTCACGAACCATACCTAAAAATTGGCGTGATGTTTTTTTAAATGTTCCGTATGCTTCCGTTGGTGCATTATCAATTGAACTAATTAAAGGTTCTTTTGATACTTCCCAATTTAGACCTGTTTTTTCGAGTAGGTCAAAAACTCGTTGGTTAATGTTTTCCATTTTTTTGTTTTTGGTGTTTAGTAATCGGGTTTTTGTTGCCCTTATCGGGCATAAAAATAAAACCTATTTTCCACATAAAAAAATATTTCTTTACATTTTTTTCGTGTTTTTTATAACTTATTGATTATCAATAAGATAGTATATTGAAAATGAATGATTTATAGGGTATTTAATACCTATGCAATAGGTATGGAATACTCTACCAGATACCCTATAATAATAAGAAAAAGAATAAGTATAAGAATAATAAGAGGAATAATATGTATTATATTAGATGGTGTTTTTCAATGAATAAACGTGATTTCGTCATACAAGAAATGTACCTAAGTAGCGATATTAATGAAGCTATCGGTAAGATGCAGCCCTACGAATTACAGGACGATTTACGGCAAGAGGTGTTTCTTGTACTTTGTGAAATGGATGAAATCAAGTTGTTTGAAATGTACGATGGCGGCTATTTAAAGTACTTTATTGTGCGTACCATTCTTAATATGGCAAAGAGTGACCGCAGTAATTTTTATAAAAAATTCCGTCAAATTTATCAGGAAATTCCGTTAACTTACGATATACCAAAAGAAGAATACAACGAAGAACTTTTAAACAAACTTGAAAACGGATTAGGTATTTTGCATTGGTACGAATTGGAACTTTTGAAGCTTTATGCCAGCAATGGAAAAAATCTTTTAGCAATCAGCCGAGAAACTAAAATACCTTACCGCTCATTGATTAAAACGATACGCAAAGCAAAAATATTGATGAAATATAAAATCAGGAATAATGAAAATCTTTGAAGTCATTTTAGCAGCTAACTTCTTTAGCTTCTATTTCATCGTTCAAAACAATTTCCCGCAAAAGTGGAAGTTAAACTTTAAGCCGTTTAATTGTACGCTTTGCCTTACTGCGTGGGTAGGTTTAATTCTTTATATCCTACCAATATGGGCAACTGAAGCAACTTTGTGTATGTTCGGTGCTGGAGTGATTGCACCATTCCTTAGAAATTTTTTAAATAATTTATATGAAACAAAACGACATTGATTTTTGCCAACAACACATTATCAATTTTGAAGCAGTCAAGCACGGCTTTACTCGTAACATTCCTTTTGATGTATTAGGCAGGTACGAGCAAATGTATCGCGAATACATTGATGGGCAATTTCATTTAACCTATTGGTGTGGCGAGTGCGTATTTGATATGTTAAAAAGATTGATACATTATTACGAGCCGTTTGCACAACAGAATGTTCAACAGGTAGAAGAACCTGCACAACCGATTGTACAAAATGATGTACAAGAAATTGTACAAGAAAAGAAAAAAAGAGGGCGACCAAAAAAATGAGAATACTCGCAATAACGCAACAAAATTCAGGTGTCGGATATCATAGGTTGATGCTACCTATTTACTATCTACCAAAAACGTATGCTCTATTTACAGACATATTAAGCGAAGAAAACTTAAAAGATAACTACGATATTCTTTTAATCAATCGCTTTATTTTAGGTGTTGAATTACAAACCATTTTAGAGTACAGAGAAAAATACGGCTTTAAATTAATAGTAGATATTGACGATTATTGGGTATTGGATAGCCACCACATTATTAAAAACTACCCAACTGAAACAATCATTGAACACATAAAGGCAGCCGATTTAGTTACTACGACACACGAGCGGTTGCGCGATATGATTTTGCCGTTTAATAAGAATGTAGAGATTTTACCGAACGCTCTACCTTTTGGCAACGACCAATTTACCGATATAAGAACAGAAAGCGAGAAAGTTCGTTTTGTTTACGCGGGTAGTATAACACATGAAAAAGACGTAGCCATTTTGCGCAATCCATTAAAAAGAGTTTTGGAATTAAAAAACCGAGTTGAGTTTTGTTTTTGTGGCTTTAACCCTGACGAAAAGTATTATGCCCACGTATGGCACAATATGATACAATCCTTTACTTGCGGGTTTAAATTAGGGCATATACGCGCTGCTTTACCTGTAACGGAGTATATGAACTTCTATAACGATGCTGATTGTACAATCGTTCCGCTTTTATGTACTACGTTTAATTCAATGAAATCGAATTTAAAGTTATTGGAATCAGCTTGTAAGAAGATACCAGCCATTGTAAGTAACGTGCATCCGTATAAAGGTGCGCCTATCATAGCGGTTGATAAACAGACCGATTGGTATAAACATATTAAAAAAATCACGCAAGATGCTATTTATAGGCAGGAAAAGGGATTGGAGTTGTACGAATGGGCAACTGCAAACTATGACCTAACTAAAGTAAACGAAAAAAGAAAACAACTTTATGCCAGTATTAAAATGTAAAAACGGCAAGTGGCGTATCGGTAGCGGTGCGTGTGTATTTGAAACAAAAGAGAAAGCCGAAAAAGCATACAAGGCGATACTCGCACAGGGAAAATTTAAAAAGAAAAATGGTCGTTGAGTTATGGCTAAATCTGGAACTATTGGAAAGCAAACATTTGGGAAGCGAAGAAAAGGAAAGGCTCATAAGAAGTATAATAAACACAATCGAAAGGAAAGAAACTATCGAGGACAAGGAAAGTGTTGAAATTGACTATCTTAAATTGATGAACTAATGTATATACACCCTACTGCAATCATTTACCCGAATGTAATTATCGAACCCGATGTTTATATAGGTCCTTATTGTATTATTGGCGCACCCGCAGAGTGGAAAGGATACGAGCATTGCGAGGGTTTAGTTACGATTATGAGTGGCACAAGATTAACAGGATTGGTCACGGTAGATAGCGGAACGCAACGAAGAACCATCATTGGCAAAGGTTGTTATCTTATGAAAGGCGCGCACGTCGGTCACGATGCTATTTTAGCTGAAAATGTTACATTAAGTTGTGGCGCAAAGGTCGGGGGGCATACTATCATTGAAAGGAATTGCAACATAGGGCTTAATGCGGTGCTGCACCAAAAGATAAGAATACCCGAGGGGTGTATGATTGGTGCTTCAGCGTTTGTAGGAAAAAAATCGATATTACAACCTAATCACAAATACGCTGGCGTGCCAGTAAAAGAAATTGGAAGCAATGCTCGTTAATGTAATCTTATTAAACTACGAACGCAAAGAACACACGCAAAGAGTAAAGAACAGAAACTTTGCCAATGCGGGTTTTCATTTTGACTTTATTGAAGTTGAAATGCTCGGTATCTCGCGTGCTATCAATTACGGCATAAGTAGAAGCTATCAGTACGATGCTATTGTAACAATGGCAAACGATATCTTAATGCCTGAAAATTGGCTGCAACGGATGGTTGAGGCTATGCTTACAATTCCAAATACAGGAATGTGTGGTATTCATTGCGTCGAAGGTCTCGGAGAAAGAACCTATGTAGATGGGATTCCTATTCACAAAGCCGATGCGGTATTCGGTAATGTATTAATACCTATGAAAGCAATTGAAACAATAGGAAAGTTCAACGAGGTGTACGACCCTTATGGAATGCAGGATAGAGATTATTCTTTTAGATTACAACAGACAGGACATTTGAATTACTATTTAAGCGGGTTAACCGCCGAGCATATCGGTCACGACGTTGGGCAAGATACTCCATATAGAAGAATGAAAGACGAAGGCTTAATGAAGTGCGATAAACTATGGGCGCAAGAAACAGGAAAATATCAATCTACAAATAGTTATTTTTTATGAAAATACAAACAATTGCGATAAGCAAAGTACAAACCAACCCTAATAACCCAAGAGTTATTAAAGACGACAAGTTCCAAAAACTTGTTAAGTCAATCCAAGAGTTCCCGCAAATGCTTGAGATACGCCCTATCGTAGTCAATGACGATATGATTGTTTTGGGTGGCAATATGCGTCTAAAAGCGTGCTTAGAAGCGGGATTAAAAGAAATACCAATCATAAAAGCATCAAACCTTACCGAAGAACAACAAAAGGAATTTATCATTAAAGACAATGTGGCTTTCGGATTTTGGGATTGGGATAATCTTGCAAATGAATGGGATGATGATAAACTTGAAAATTGGGGAATTGATTTACCAAACTTTGAAACGGCAAAAGAATTAGATTACTCTATATTAGACGAAGTTGATATTACTGAACAACTGGATGATATGGCAGGTTCAGTTAGGAAAGCAATACAAATTGAATTTGAACCTGAGCATTATGAAGAGGCGCAAGAACTTGTAAAGTTTTGGCGCGAACAAAAATTATATATAGGTGGTTTTCTAATCGAGAAATTGAAAGCAGAAAAAGAAAAGCTATGAAAGTTTTTACATTTTTCTATAATAGATATGAAACTGCTACAACTTCGAAAGCCTTATATGAAAATAATATTGCGCATAACGTTTTAATACATAACGAAACTGATTATGAAAAATTTAGAAACGGCAATACTTTGCATGGAACTCCTATAATAACTAATAACGCCAAAGGGTTAGCATATCAAAGAAACACGGCTTTAGAAATGATGAATACAGGAGAATGGGCGGTTTTCATGTGTGATGATTTTCAAAAAATATATTCATACCCAAAGGAACTAATTTGTAGCAGAACAAATACATTGGATATAAACTTTTCAAATCAAAAAAAATATAGGTTAAAAAAAGAAAACACTATCAGCTTAAAAGAAATGTTTGAGATATTTCCTAAATTGATAGATTTAGCAGAGTTGAATAAAATACATTTGATAGGCTTCGGGTTGCACGACAATCCGATGAATTTAAGAAATAAATTTATCACACGAGGTTTAGCAGATGGCAGATTTTGGTTAGTGAAAAAATCACACTATAAATTTGATACAAACGCTCAACTAATTGATGATGTTGCATGGACTGCAGAAAATATTCTACAACATAATAATGTCTTAGTATTGAATTGGACAGTACCATATTTCAAAAGATATACTGCTGGTGGTTTTGGCTCAACAGAAGAAAGATTATCACAAAGGAGAAAAGAATGCTCGTATTTGGTTCGAAAATACAATCCTATTGTAAATTTCGCTAACAAAACAGGATGGGAAAAAGGAACGCATATTAGAATATTTGCATCCGATACAAATATTAAAACATTAAGAAATAAATTATATGGAAAGAATTGATTTAATTCAACAACAACACAATGTTCAAATTGGCGATATTTGTGGAACTATAGAACCAAATATCACCGAAGATGCTATTTTCTATTATGAGAACGAACCGATAGGTTTTTACATTAGGGAAATCGGTGGGAAGTTAAAACAATACATCGAGATAGCCAATAACGAATTGCTATCCGAACGCGTTCCGAAAAGCGAAATGCGTCGTTCTTCGGGATTAAGAAACGCTGAAGCTGAAGTAAAACAATATAGCACAATCATTGGTTCTTGCCCGCCTAAACCACATATGCGCAGACCTTATCCATCAATGTCAAGCGTACACCAAGTGAAAACCGCACAAACATTCATCAAAGCAATGCTATTGGCGTGTAGCGAAGCAGAGCAACTTGTAAAAGAAATCACACCAAATATTTACGAAAGGCAATTAAACATTATAGAAACTAATATTCCTAAGAAATGGCGTTTTGGAAAACTATTTACAAGTTCTATCTCAAACTTCAATATACCTGCACCCTTTCATCGCGACGCAGGAAATTTAGAAGGATGTGTAAATGTAATAATTGCAAAGAAAGAAAATGCAACAGGGGGTAACACTACCGTACCCGATTATGGTGCAACAATGGATAGCCGCGACAATTCAATGCTGGTTTATCCCGCTTGGCGAAATGTTCACGGAGTAACACCTATCATCCCAACCAAAGAGGGCGGGTATAGAAATAGCTTAGTGTTTTACCCCTTAAAAGCATTCAAAGGCTTAGAATAAATTAGAGGGAAATTAGAAAAATGGCAAACGAACACAATTTAATACCAGCCAAAAAGGGGGAAGTGAGAAACCCAAATGGCAGACCTAAGAAGTACGTAACGCTACTTAGAGAGCAAGGGTATAAGCTAAGTGAGATAAACGATACTATTCAAGTAATGCTCCAAATGGGTGTTGATGAATTAAAAGAGGTTTGGGATAACCCTAAGGCAACGATATTAGAAAAGACAATCGCCAATGCTATGCGTAAAAGTTTAGAGAAAGGTAGCTTGTATTCGGTAGAAACATTATTGACAAGGGTTTACGGAAAGCCAAAAGAAACGCAACAAGTAAGCAGCGATAGCCGTATTGAAGTCGTGTTTGTAAATGGGAAAACAATTCTATGAGAATTGAACTGCCAACACCACATAAAAACCAACAAGTAATCCTTGATAGTTCATCAAGGTTTCGCGTTGTAATGGCTGGCAGACGCTTCGGTAAGTCAGAACTTTCACAAATAGAAATCATTATCAATGCCTTACAAGGGCAGCAAGTATTCTACGTTACACCTACCTATAATTTGGCGCGCGTGTTTTTTGACCAATTAGCCAAAGCCGTTCCTTTCGAAGCCAACAAATCTGAATTATCAATTAAGTTCCCGAATGGCGGTGCGGTTTACTTTTTTACAGGCGAACGCTTAGATAACCTTCGAGGTAGGAAATTTCACTTTGGAGTTATTGACGAAGCCTCTTTCATCCCCGACTTAGAAAACGGATGGCTTAACTCTATTCGCCCTACCTTAACCGACTACAAAGGGCGTGCGCTATTCATTTCAACACCCAAGGGCAAGAACTTCTTTTATTCCCTATTCTTAAAGAACGGCGAACCCGATTGGCAATCTTTCAAGTTCACAACCTACGATAACCCGCATTTGGATAAGAACGAAATAGACGACGCCCGAACCCAGCTACCCGAGGTTGTATTCGAACAGGAATATATGGCTAATCCTGCCGAAAACGCGGCTAATCCGTTCGGGAGTACCTACATCAAGCAATGTACATTTGAGGCGACTAATGAGGCTCCTATTGCGTTTGGTATCGATTTAGCGAAGTCGGTTGACTATACCGTGATTATTGGATTGGATAGGAATGGCTCGGTGTGTCATTTCGAGCGTTTCCAAAAGGATTGGCGACAAACCAAGCAAGTCATAAACCAGCTACCCAAAGTACCCACGCTGATTGACAGTACAGGCGCGGGCGACCCTATCTTCGAAGATTTGCAACGTGATGGCTTACCAGTAACAGGGTTTAAGTTCACTTCGACCTCAAAGCAGCAATTGATGGAGGGTTTGGCGTCGGCTATTCAGCAAAGAAAGATAACCTTTCCACAAGGGCATATCACGGAAGAACTTGAAATATTTGAATATCAGTACACCGCAACAGGGGTTAAGTATTCAGCACCGCAAGGCTTTCACGACGATTGCGTGATGGCGTTAGCGTTAGCGTGGCAGCATTACACGCGAAATACAGGGCAAGGCAAATATTCTTTTGCCTAAGTTACCAAGGATTACTATACAACTCAAAAAGGGGATATTTTGACTTATTTCCTTTTCATATAATTCAAAGACAATTTCAAAACAAAATCTATTTATAGGTATGACGTGGAAAGACATATCCGTATTTCAATGGCAGCAACTCAATGAGTTGTTTCTAAAATCTAAGGAGTTAAACGAATTAGATATCGCAATTCAATCAGCCGCGATTTGTATGCGTATGACTGAAAATGAAATCGATAGCTTACCGATTAAAGATTTAAACCCTTTGTTAAAGTCGATTAGTTTTATCCACGAAGAGATTAAACCCGAGCCACAAAAGTACATAAAAATAAACGGCAAGAGGTATAAGTGCATTTATGACGTGCGTAAGATACCCGCAGCGCGTTATATTGAAACAAAGCATTTCGGGCAAGACGTAAACGGCAACTTACATAAGATTGCTGCCTGTATGGTTATGCCGATGAAGAAAACCTTGCTCGGGTGGAGGTTAGATAAGTACGATGCGAGTAGGCACGAGGATTATGCGCAGGATATGCTCGAAGCACCTATCACCGCAATTCTCGGAAGTGTGGTTTTTTTTTATCAAGTATACAAAAATTGGATAAAGAGTTCGAAGGATTATTTGATAGCGGAAATGGCGAAGAAGATGAGCCGTTATCAAGCCGAGGCGGTGTATCAAACTTTATGCGATACTATGGATGGATATACCAAACCGAGTTGGTTGCTACACTCGAAAAGGTCACGCTGGAACAAGCATATGAAATCCCTACACTTCAGTACCTTAATGACCTTGCTTACCTCAAGGCGAAAGGCGAATACGAAAGCGAGCAATTAAGGAAAGCGTATGGCAAAAAGTATTAAACAATTACAAGCCGAGGTTTTATCTTTCCTTGACCAATTAGGACAGGATAAAAGTTTTTTTGAAAAAGCTACTAAATTAAATTCCTTAGAATATTATTTAACGATTAGTGCAGCGAACTTTGTATTAAAGGTTCAGGAAAATTTAGAAGCGCAGGGTAAAGTCGATACAGGCGCTTTAAGTGATGAATTAGAACAAAGCGCAGTTATTAGAAATGGCAATCAATTAAGTATCGATATTGGGTATCCGAAAGGTTCGCCAGCATCAAAGTATTATGACTTTGTAAACAAAGGCGTACAAGGATACGATAATTCAGTAAGCAAGAATAGCACTTCGCCATATAAGTTTAAAAAAATATTAAATAAGAAAGGCGGCATTTTGATTGGAAAAAAAATGCAGCAAAATATTTTTGATTGGATAAAAAGAAACAATATAAAGGGCGACGTAGCCATAACGAAGCGACAAGCCAAACGGCAATCGCTATCTAAGATGGTAAGCCAAGCCAACAATCAAAAAAGTTTAGCTTACGCCGTAGCGGTAAACATAAAAAAGAAAGGATTAAAGAAAACAGGATATTTTGATAATGCAATACAATATTCGTTCAACGAGCAATTCATCAGTTCTGTATCAAAGATTATAGGAAAAGAAATCACGTTAAATATCAAAGCAATACAATTAAATGGCAATAACAATAAATAGTACACCTGCGAATTATAGTTCGATGCATAGCGCGCTTTATTTTGTTGTAACCTCAACTAACAGAGCAGTACCGAATTTCAAATACGTGTGCGATGTGTACATAAATACAAATTTAGTAGCAAGGTTAAAATCATTTCCGCAACCGAGTACCGAAAAGGGAATTTTTAACGTAGCACCAATAATTAGAAACTATTGGAACTCTTATTTTAAGCCGAATATCAGCACTAATAACGCAATCTCTTATACAGGCAACGATATTTACGTTGAGTATGAATTAAAGTTTGGCGAAGATTACGGCGGCACTACTTATACGAACTTAGAAGAACAAAGTGCGTTTGGTTACAATTACATTCAAGATTATCTTTACAATCCTACTTCGGATGCTTTTCTTTCGCCTGCAAGATACGATACTGCTTATTCTGGCTATTATCTTACAAACAGAGATAAAACTCAAGTTACGTTTCCAAAAAGCTTAATTAATACAGGCAGATTGTACACTTCGTTTTTGAGCGATGCAGAAAACACACCTAAAAGCCTTTCTTTAGATATTACGCGTGTGAACGGAACAACAAGTACAAACTACACAGGCGGAACGCAATCGTGGGAAGATTTTGCCTTATTGGATATTTCACCGCGCGGTATAAATACTTATTTAGGTTCTTCAGTTATTAGCGATGCCACAACGTACTACGATGTAAAGGCAAAGATTGCAGGAGTGCAAACCGACGTTATCCGAGTTACTTTAAATTGTACGCAATACGATATTATTCCTTTGCATTTCTTAAACGCCGTTGGTGGGTATGAAACATTTAATTTTACGTTAGTAAACAGGCAAACAAGGAACGTAGAGCGCAATTCATTTGAGCGTTTACAATATGAATACGAAGCAGCTACAACGGCAATGGATATGGTTGATGCCTATGGTAGATTGTATGGCGGTTCAATTCCTTTTAGTACAAAACAAAAAATAACTTACAAGCTAATCAGCGATTGGGTAAACTTTACCGATTACAATTGGCTAAAAGAGTTAATCGCGTCGCCAGAAGTTTATTTAGAACGCAACAATCAATTCGTACCGATAAACATTCAAACAACCACTTGGACAGAAAAGAAACGCTTTGCCGATAAAACATTTAATTTAGAATTAGATATAGATTTAGCGTATCAAATCAATTCACAATATCGATGATAAATACCGAAATTTACATAGAGGATAATAGGTTAGATTTAAGTCAAGATTTATCTTCCGAGTTTACGTATGCTATTGACGATATTACAGATTTTGCTGCGCGTAATACTAACTTTTCTAAAACTATCATACTCCCCGGAAATGCAGTTAACAACAAATTATTCGGTCATATATTCGAGTTCAGTAGCGCCAACTTCCATAACCCTTTGCAGGATAATGTGGGTTACAACTTTAACGCGTTCAAATCCGCAGCTTGTGTTATCTATGTAGATAAAATACAAATCTTCAAAGGTGTTATTCGACTTTTAGAAATCACAATCGATAGAGGTACGATAGAATACGAATGTGTTGTATTTGGTGAGTTGGGTGGTTTTGTAAACGCGTTGGGAACGAAGAAACTTGAAAACTTAGATTTTTCGCAGTACGACCACGTTTGGAATTATGATAACATTGTTAATTCGTGGGAGCAAGCATCTGGAAACACGGCAAGTGGAATGGGTTATTACTATCCGTTAGTTGATTACGGGCAAGTATCACATTCTAATAAAAAGAATTGGCACTTTACCGCTTTTCGCCCTGCTTTGTTCGTACGTGAGTATATGGATAAAATTATCACGAACGCTGGTTACACTTGGGAAAGCAATTTCTTTAATACTGATTTTTTCAAGCGATTAGTTATTCCTAATAATCAAAAATTATTAAAAAAATATAGTTCACTTGGGTTATTAGCAGCGGCGAATGTAGATACATATAGTAATTCAAATTACCTTGTATGGACACCTCAAACTCTTGGTAGTTTTACTATCAATACCTTTAATACAATCTTTACATATAATTCAGCTACAAATTTTACTGGTACATTAACATTTACTTTATTAGGTGAAATTGTAACTTCGGGTACTATATTTTCTATTGAAGTAATTAAAGATGGAAATGTAATTTATAATTATATAGGCGATGCTGTTGGCGGTAATCCTTTTAATATTACAATTGATATTCCAAATATAACATTTGCATTAAATAATACATTAATTGTAAATGTTAATACCGATGTAGAACAATTTAGAATTGACCAAGGTTCATTAAACTTTACTTCTGCTACACCGCAATATGTTAACTTAGGTTATAACGATACGATAGCCATTAACGATACTTTGCCGCAAGGTATATTTCAAAAAGATTTTGTTGCATCCGTTATTAAGTTAATGAACCTTTACATAATAGAAGATAGCGTAAAGGAAAAGCATTTAAAGATTGAACCTTATGTTGACTTTTACCAAAGTGCATTTCATTTCTTACAAATAAACGACTTAGAGGAAGAACTTTTAATTGATAATCAAAATCTTCTTTTATTAGATGATGAAGCAACACAAAATTTAGATTGGACGTATAAAGTCGATAGAGCAAAAGCAATTAAGCTTACTCCAATGGGTGAACTTAATGGCAGGTATTTTGAGTACAAATACAAACCAGATAACGACTTTTATAATGAAGATTACAGTAAAAGGTATGCACAAACATACGGCGACTATATAGAGGATACTGGTTTTGAATTTAGTACCGATAAGCAAACCGCTGAACTTATTTTCAGTCCTACTCCTATCGTAAGTTATCAAGGCGAGGATAAACGCTTTCCTACAATCTTTAAACTAACAAATACACAAAATACACAATCGGAAGATACAATGGAAAGCAATATCCGTATTTTCCAAGTGCGTAAAATAACAGGTGTTTCCAGTTGGCATATTAGAAATTCTGGCGGTAATGTAGGTTCTGCACTTACGACCTATGGTTGGGGTGGTCACTTAGACAATCCAGATACACCAACAAGTGATTTGAATTTTGGAGTACCAAAAGAACTTTATTACACGCTAACAAATCAATACCCTACGGCTAATATGTATAACGTGTTTTGGAGTTCATACGTTGCTGAAATAACGGATAAGGATAGCAAATTATTGACGTGCTATATTTATTTAAAGTTAACCGATATTTTCTCACTTGATTTTTCAAAACATATTTATATCGATGGCTCACTATGGCGATTAAATAAAGTTATTGACTACAATCCTTCCGTGCCTAACTCTACGAAATGCGAATTTTTAAAAGTAATTGAATTAACATACGAATAATGGCACAAGAATTAATTGGTTTTAAGATACAGATTGAAGGACAAGATAAAGTTGTCAATACTATTGGCGAAATGAAAGACCTACTAATGGAAGCTAACGCTGAATTAGTAAAGGCAGAAGATAACTTTGGTCAATATTCTAAGGAAGCAGAAACGGCTGCTAAAAAAGTTAATGAAATAAAAACCGCAGTTGAACAAGCTACAGGTAAGAAAATAACTTTTGATGGTAAACAAGCATCACAAGCCTTTAGTGATATTAAAGACAAAATTAATAAAGCTAATATTGAATTAGATAATGCCAAAATAAACTTTGGCGAATATTCTAAAGAAGCTATCGATGCAAAAGCAAAGATTGATGAACTGAATCAAAGCGTTAGCGAACTATCGGATAAAAGTATAAAATTAGATGGCGATACTGCAAATAAATCAGTTGGCTCTATTAAACAACAACTGAAAGAAGCTAATCTTGAATTAATTAAAGCACAACAAGAATTTGGTGATTATTCAGCCGAAGCAATTGCAGCGGCAAAAAAAGTTGCAGGATTAAAGGATGCAGTACAAGAAGCAGCAGAAACGGCACAATTGTTTGACCCAGGAAAAAAGTTTCAAGCGTTTGCTGGTGCGCTGAGTGCTGCTGCTGGTGGTATTGCTGCCGTGCAAGGTGCTATTGGTTTGGTTGGTGAAGAAAGTGAAGATTTACAAAAGACACTTGTGAAAGTACAATCGGCACTTGCTTTATCGCAAGGGTTAAGTGCGATAACTGATAGTGCTAAAGATTTTGCACGATTAAAGGTTGTTGTTGTTGATGCTTTCAAAGCTATTCGTCTTGCTATTGGTTCAACAGGTATCGGTGCTATTGTTATTGCAGTTGGCGCATTAGTTGCATATTGGGATGAAATAAAAGCAGCTGTAAGCGGGGTAAGTGAAGAACAAAACGAACTTAACAAAAAAACACAAGCAAATTTAGAAGCCGAAAAGGAAAAGTTAAATGCAATAGGCGGTCAAGAAAATATTTTAAAGTTACAAGGAAAAAGTGAAAAAGAGATTTTAGATATTAAAATCAAACAAACTGACCAAGTAATTGCTGCGACAGAAGAAAGTATAAAGCAACAACAAATAACTTTAAAAGGACAAATTGAAGCATCTAAAAGAAATAAAGAAATTTTAGAGGGCATACTAAAATTTTTGACTGTACCAATTACGGCATTATTGAAAGCAGTTGACTATGTAGGCAAGGCATTAGGGAAAGATTTCGGATTAGAAGAAAAGGTATTTGGTGGTATTGCTAAATTAGTTTTTGACCCGAAAGGAGTTGAAGAAGAAGGACAAAAGACGATAAAAGAATTAGATAATCAATTATTACAGTTAAAAAACCAGCGCGCAGGTTTTCAATTATCAATACAAAATATCAATAAACAGGCATCGGATAAGGCGGCAGAGCAAAGAAAAAAAGATTTCGATAAGGAATTAGAAGATGAAAAAAAGCGTCAAGAAAAATTAAGAGAATTACAACAGATTACGGATGAAGCTAATTTTGAAAGAAAAAAAGAGAGAAACGAAATTGATAAAAATATTGATGCTTCTTTTGCTCAAGAAAAAGAACAACTTGCATTAGCGCAATTAAATTCTTTTCAATTTAAAGTTGATGAACTTCGTTTACTAAATTTACAAAATCTACAAAACGATGTAACTAAAGAAATTGAAATAAGACAATTTGCAATACAAGAACAACAAAGGATAAATGAAGAAAATTACAATAAAGGGATAATTGATAGAAATGCATATTTAGCACGAAAAAAAGAATTGGATAATGCTGAAATGGCATTAGACGAAGAAGTATATCAAAATAAAATACAACTTGCACAATCAGCAAGTGGTGTTTTATCAGGGTTATCGGAATTAGCTGGTAGAGATACAGCAGCTGGAAAAGCATTAGCAATAGCACAAGCAACAATTGATACTTTTACTTCGGCATCAACAATCTTTAGGCAAGCTGCAAAAAACCCTATAACAATTGCGAATCCTGCATATCCTTATTTGATGGCTGCACCTGCGGTATTATCAGGTATCGCGCGTGTTAAACAAATTGCTTCAATTAAAATTCCTGGGGGTGGTGGTGTAACAACACAAGCTATTGGTCAACCTGCAAATGCTCCAATTGCACCCGCAGCACCATTAGTAAATACAAGAACGCAATTAGATTCAACAACTATTCAAGAAATGGGAAATGTAACAAATCGCGCTTATGTTATTGAAAGTGACGTAACTAACTCACAAGAAAGAATACGCCGTATTAACAGAGCGGCAAGATTAGGATAAAACGCTATTTAAGATTATGGAAAAAGAATTACCAATATACAGATTAGATATTAGCGAGGATATGGATAGCAACGTAGAAGTTGATTTCGTTGCTTTAGTTGATAGACCTGCAATAGAAAAAGCCTTTTTAGCTTTTCAAGATAGTTATTCGGATTATCCCGATGCCGTTAAAAACAATGCTCAAAACGCATTAGATTGGGCAGAAGAAAACGGATGGGGTTCGTGCGGTACACCTGTCGGAAAACAAAGAGCCAACCAATTAGCAAAGGGCGAACCTATCAGCGTGGAAACGATTAGAAGAATGTACTCATTTTTATCGCGTCATAAAGAAAACGCAGAAACCTCAAAAGGCTATGGCGATGGCTGCGGGCAATTGATGTACGATGCGTGGGGTGGTGCAAGTGCGCTAAGTTGGGCAGAAAGCAAACTTAAACAAATTGATAAGCAAAGCTTTTCTATTCAAGACGAAGAAGAAAGAATTATCACAGGTGCTTTGATGTTAGCCGATACGCCTATTTACCGCAACGATGGCAACGGCGAATATTATGTAGTGTTTACCGCTGATACTATTAAAAAGATAGCGCAAAAGTATTTCAAGAAAGGATACCAGAATAATGTAAATTTGATGCACGATAGCGGTCAAGTGATGGATGGCGTTACGATGTTTGAAAGCTGGATTGTAGATGAAAAAAGAGGTATCAAACCGATGAAAGGTTTTGAGGAGGTAAAAGATGGTTCTTGGTTCGGTTCTTTCAAAGTTGAAAATGAAGAAGTTTGGAATATGATTAAAGAAGGGAAGGTAAGAGGGTTTTCAGTTGAAGGTATCTTTAATTATTCTAAATCATTAACGGCAGAAGAAAAAATGATGTCGGATATTATTGAAATTTTGAAGCAAGTGGATTAACTTTTTCATAGTTTGGTTTTAGGAAAGGGGGGTGTTTCTACACTCCCTTTTTTTGTCTATATGGTAACTTAGAATGTTTATAACTATTTATGAATAAATTTTATGACTGCACAAGAAGCACTTTTAAAAATCAAGGCTATGTTCGCCGAGGCTAAACCCGAGGTAGCTGCCGTTGCTCTTGCCGAGTATGTACTCGAAGGTGGAGCAAAAGTAATGATTGATAAACTTGAACTTGGCGGAAAGATTACTATTGTTGATGAAGCTGGTAACGAAATCCCTGCACCTGCTGGCGAGCATAAACTTGCCGATGGTACAATGATTACTCTTGACGAAGCTTCTACAATCGTAGAAATTGAAAGCCCTGAAGTTCCTGTTGAAGAACCCGTAAACGAAGTTGAACTTTTGAAAAAGAAAGTTGCCGAAATGGAAGCACAACTCGCCGACTACGGAAAGAAAAAAGAAGATGAAAAAGCTATGATGGCTGAACAATCTGCTAAATTTTCACAAGCTATTCAAGAACTGACCGATGTAGTTATCGAACTGACTAAAACTCCTTCGGTAGAACCTACACAACCTAAAGAAGTTTTTGAAAAGCACTTCGAAAGCAAGAACGACAAAGTATCACGTTTTCTTAATTTGTACACTAAGAAATAATTTTTCAAACAATTAAAATTAAATAACAATGGCTTTTAATGTAGATGCATTAGCTAACTATACCAAAGAGAACGAAGCTCTGCTGGTATCATCTTCCGTACTCGGAAGCAAAACCGCTGGTTTGATTAAAGACCAAGGTAACGTAATGGTAGGTGTTAAATCTGCCGAAACAATCAACATTATGGATACCGATGCGATTTTCCAAAGCGGTTCATCTTGCGGCTTCAACGCTTCAGGTACTACCACTTTCACGCAGCGTACTGTAACTGTTGGAAAGATTAAGATTAACGAATCACTTTGCCCTAAAGATTTGGAAGCAAAGTATCTTCAAAAAGCGCTGCCTGCTGGTAGCCGTTACGATTCAATCGTATTCGCTGAAGATTACACCAATCGCAAAGCCGAGAAGATTGCTTCTCAACTTGAAACTGCTTTGTGGCAAGGCGATACCGTGAGCGGTAACGTAAACCTCAACAAGTTTGATGGTTTGATTAAGCTTATCGGTGCTGCTTCTGGTCCCGTTCAAGCTAACGCTAACCCTTACATTGGTTCAGTAGCTTCTTCAATTACTACTTCGAATGTTATCGCAGTATTTGATGCTATTTACCAAGCTATTCCTGCACAAGTAGTAAGTAAAGAAGATATGACTATCTTCTGCGGTATGGACGTTTTCCGTACTTATTTGATTGCTCTGCGTGCTGCTAATAGCTTCAATTATTCAATTGATGTTAAGGCTGATACCGAGTTTGTTCTGCCTGCTACAACTATCAAAGTTGTTGCCGTACAAGGACTGAACGGAACTAACAAGTTGTACGCTATGCGCCTTTCTAACCTGTTCATCGGTACTGACCTGTTGAACGAAGAAGAGCGTTTCGAGTTGTTCTACGCTAAAGAAGCTGACCAAGTTCGTTTCGTAAGCGAGTTCAAGATGGGCGTTAACTTTGCGTTCCCTGACGAGGTAGTAAAATTCACTCTGTAATTTAAAAAGGTGGGTAATCTTTCGGGGTTACCCACTCTTTAATAACTTTTTAAAATAAAATAAAATGGCTTGTGCTTTAACACAAGGATACACACTCGATTGTCGCGAAAGTTTAGGCGGTATCAAAGCCGTGTGGCTGATTGCTTATGCTAACGTGAGTTCAGTTACCGAAGCTTCTGGTGTCGTTTCTGCTATCACGAAAGCAGCGGGTAAAGTATTCTACAAATACGAATTGGTAAAAAATACAGGTGCTTTGACTGAAACTGTAACTGCTTCAGTTGAAAATGGTACTGTATTTTATGCTCAAGAACTTTCAATTGTTCTTAATAAATTGCAAGCCAATACAAGAAATGAAATCTTGTTGTTGGCTAAAAATACACTAATGGCTGTTGTGCAAGATGCTAACGACAAATATTGGTTAGTAGGTCGCTACACAGGATTAGATGTAACAGGTGGTACTGCTGCCACTGGAACTGCTCAAGGTGATAGAAGCGGATATACGCTAACTTTCACAGGCGGCGAAAAAGAACTTGCACCCGAAGTCAATAGCGGGATTATTGCAGGTTTGGTTTCCTAATGCTTTCGTAGTTCGTAATAGGTAGGTAGATTAGAGCCATCCCTTTCGGGGTGGCTTTTTTTTGGTAAAATCTCACGTTAATTCTATTTAGTGGTATGATATATCTCACAAAAGGGCAAACTAACACTATCATATTGACGCTTAAGGAAAAACAAACCTTAACAAACCCTAACTATCTTTTTGTGTTTACACATAGGGGTAGCAATATTGTAAGAAGCTTTGTTTTATTGCAGGCAGCTAATATTTCTACTTATAAGGATAGGTACGATGAGTTTTCTATTGTTACGAACACTTACTTTACAGGTTATGATAGTGGCGAATGGGAATACGAAATTTACGAGCAAACCTCAACTACAAACACAAACCCTGCGCTGGCGACAAGTAAATTAGAAACAGGCATTATGCGATTGAGCGAAGCCACTGCGTTTGCCTATACGAAATATCAACCAAATAATACATTTATAGTACGATGATGGATAATTTAGTAATATTAAGTTTTGCCGAGGCAAAGCAACCCGAATATCGGGAAAGAAAAGGGCAAGGATATATCGAGTTTGGCGAGCGTAACGATTACCCAAGCTATCTGCTTAGTTTATACAATAAGAGTGCAAAGCATAACGCAATTGTGCGTGGCAAGGTGAACTACATTACAGGAAATGGATGGGCAACGAAAGAAGCAGATGCAGCGGCAGAAGCTTTTATGCAGAAACCGAACCAATACGAAACGTTGACTGATTTAACGCGTAAGGTGTCTATTGATATTGAACTTTTTGGTGGTGCTTATTTAGAAGTTATTTGGAGCAAGGTAGGCGAAAGGATTGCAAGTTTATCGCACATTGACTATACTAAAATTCGTTCTAATAAAGACAACACGCAGTTTTGGTATAAAAATAATTGGCAAGATAGAAAAGAAGAAGTTGAGGTAATTGCTGCTTACAATACAGGAAACAAAGTAGGCAAGCAAATTCTTTACATTAAAGAATATCGCCCAGGATTAGACACCTACGCACTTCCCTCTTATATGGGTGCGTTGAATTACATTGAAAGTGATGTTGAAGTATCTCGCCACGTTTTAGGTAACGCACAAACAGGTTTTAGTGCAAGTAAGTTAATCACTTTGCCGAATGGTGAGCCTTCGCCCGATGAAAAGAGAAATATCGAAAGAAGATTTACAGATAGATTTTCGGGTTCGGATGGTAAAAAGTTTATACTTTCTTTTGTTTCGGATATTGCTAAAAAACCTGCGGTAGAAGATTTGGGTGCTTCCGATTTGACTAAAGAAGATTTTAACCAAGTCGATAAGATGATTCAGCAAAACATTTTTGCAGGGCATCAAATTACTACGCCTTCATTGTTCGGGGTATTGATTGAAGGTTCACTCGGTACTCGTTCCGAAATTCGCGATGGGTACGAAGTGTTTAAAAACACGTATGTAAACGATAAGCAACAATTTTTAGAAGCTATCTTCAATAAATTAGCAAAGATTAACGGCGCTACGGCTGACCTTTATATTAAACCTGTTGAACCGATTAGCTTTGAGTTTAGCGAAGCCATTATCGCTGCTAACGCGCCTAAAGAATGGATACTTGAAAAGATTGGTATTGATGCAAGCCAATATACCAACGTAGTTACTCCAGAGCCTACGCAAGCGATGGTGAACGAGCATTTAAAGGGAATGAAAGGTCGGGAATGGCAGAACTTCCAACGTATTATTCGTGAGTTCAACAAAGGTAAAATTAGCCGTGAGCAAGCTATATCAATGTTAAAACAAGGATATGGTTTAGATGAAGAAGCTATTAGTACGTGGCTTGGCGAAGAAAGTTATGAGCAAAAGTTTGACGATATTGATAGTACGTTAAACATTTTCACACAATTTGGTGAAGATAACAACAAGTATAAAGTTGTGGCGCGCAGAAATGTGTTTAAAGGCGATTTAGAGGCGCAAGAATTGGCTTTTAGAGATGAATTGATAGATGATACCCTTGATAAAAAAATCATCGATACAATCGCTAAAAACAAGCGTATCCCACCCGAGGATATTGCTAAGGCTTTAGAGGTAGAAGAAAACGAAGTAATAAACAGAATTAACAAGCTGGTTGCTTTGGATATTCTTTCTTATGACGCTGAAACAAAAATCAGTAAAGTGTTGAAACCTTTGAGCAAGATACTTGACGAGCCTGTTAAAACGACGTTTTTAGTTCGTTATGAGTATTCGTGGGATTATTTAAGAACCGATGCAAAGGATAGAAACATAAATACCTCACGCCCTTTTTGCCAGCGATTGATGTCGTTAAATAGGGTTTATACGCGTGGCGAGATTGAACAAATCTCTGCACGCTTAGGATATGATGTATTTGCCCGCGCAGGTGGATGGTGGACGATTCCAAATACAGGAATACACTCCCCTAAATGCAGACACACTTGGAACGCAGTAGTAGTAGTTAAAAAATAAACAATGAGCAGGAACATATTATTTATTTCAGTAGAAACAATAAAAGAAAGAACAGGCTTGCATTTTAATACCGATGAAAAATTGGTTAATCCAGAAATATTGACTGCGCAAGATATGTACATTTTGCCAGCACTCGGAACGGCTTTATACGAAAGGTTGCAAGATGGAATACAGAATAACAATCTCACACAGGTAGAAAGCAATTTATTAGATACTTACATTGCTCCTACATTGGTGTATTATGTTATGAGCGAACTACCAATGGGATTAAGTTATCAATTTTACAATAAAGGATTGATAAGAAAATCAGGTGAAGGTCAAGAAAACCCAAGTGCAACAGAATTGATTGATGTAGCTGATAGATATAAAGTAAGAGCCGAGTTCTATAAACAAAGATTAGTAAAATATCTTTTAGATAGAAGCGGTTTTAGTACGTTCCCCGAATACAATAATCCCGGAACTGCTTACGATACAATCATTCCCGACCGACAAGCTTATACTACTTCAATATGGTTAGGCGATGATGATAATTGCAAAGGAATGACGTTTGAAGAAAAATATCAAGGTAACATAAATCGTTGTTGTGGCGAATAAAACCTACTCGTTGAAAAATCAAAAGAAGCTAAAAATCTTCTTACAAAAACAAGAAAATGACGCTGAACAATTTAATAACGACAATAACAAACTTAGCGAACGCGCACGAGCAGATAAAAAGCGTGTACTTCGGCGACCTAAGTGATTACCTTTCGAGGGGTACGGAAAACCTGTACCCATCTTTGTTTTTTGACTTATCAGGTGGTAACATACAAGAAAAAAGCGTTGTTTTGAATTTCTCGTTGTACTTCTTTGATAGGATGCTGCCAGAAGATACAAACGAAACCGAAGTGTTGAGTGACCAATTACAAATCTGCCAAGATATTATCGCGCAGCTTAGATACAATAATTTTGAGTTTGACGAAGGGTTAAACGCTACGCTTACGTTTTTTACCGAAGATACCCCTGATTTACTTGCAGGTGTTCGTGCCGATATTACGATTGATTTACCTTATACTGCAAATCGTTGTGTAATTCCTACAACGTATGCATATCCAAGTTAAGATTGCTATTTAAAATAAAAGTATGGCGAATAAGAAAATAAACGAATTACAATCGAGAGTACCGAGTTTAACCGATTTAATGTTAGTTGGCGACCCCTCTTCGGGTTATTCCTATAAATGTACTGTACACGATATTGCAAATATTATTGAAGGTGATATTGGCGATACATACGTCACGTTAACTACTACACAAACAATCAGTGGTGCTAAAACTTTTTCAAATAATTTAACTTTAACAAGTGTAACAAATGCTTCGGTAGATACGGATAAATTTTTAGTTCTTAATGCCAGCAATATTGTTAATTTTAGAACAGGCAGCGAAGTATTGAGCGACATTGGCGGACAAGGAACAATAAGTTTAACAACGTCTGGAACTTCAGGCGCAGCTACGTTTAGTTCGAATACTTTAAATATTCCACAATATCAAGGTGCTATAACTTTAACAACGACAGGAACTTCGGGTGCAGCCACTTTAGTAGGCAATACGTTAAACATTCCCAACTATGCACCTGATTTAAGTGGTTACGTTCCTACTTCACGAACTATTACGATTAACGGAACTACACAAGATTTATCAGCCAATAGAACTTACAACGTAGGTACGGTGACTTCGGTTGGCTTTTCTGCGGGTACAGGTATTTCTTTAGTAATTGCACCGACTAATCCTATTACTTCAAGTGGTACTGTAACAATTACAAATAGCGCACCTGACCAAGTTGTTGCTTTGACTGCGGGTACAGGTATATCTGTTTCGGGTACTTATCCCAATTTCACTATTACTAATTTATCGCCATCTTTGGGCGGTACTGTAACCTCGGTTGCTTTAAGCGCACCAACAGGCTTTAGTGTAACAGGTTCGCCTGTAACTACGAGCGGAACTTTGGGATTGACTTTTGCAAGCGGATATTCATTACCAACAACGGCATCACAAGTTAATTGGGATAGTGCTTATAACAATATGATTGTAAGCGCTGCGGTTACGGGAACGACTACAAAGACGCTGACGTTAACACAACAAGATGCAGGAACGATAACTGCGAGTTGGACTGATAATAACACGGATGCCGTTACTTCGGTATTTGGTAGAACAGGTGCGGTAGTAGCGGTTAGTGGCGATTATACTACGGCACAAGTTACTGAAAGCGGTAACCTATATTACACAGACGCAAGAGCAAGAGCCGCTTTGAGCGCGGGTACAGGTATTTCCTATTCATCAACAACAGGTGTAATCAGTTCAACAATTACGCAATACACCGATGCGTTGGCACGTGCAGCGATAAGTTTAACTACAACAGGTTCAAGTGGTGCGGCGACATATTCAAGTTCAACAGGTGTTTTAAATGTTCCTACATATACATTAACTGGATTGGGTGGCGTACCTACAACAAGAACAATTACCATCAACGGAACGGCGCAAGATTTATCTACGGATAGAACTTTCAGCGTAGGTACTGTAACAAGTGTAGCAGCTACGGCAGGAACAGGCATATCAATATCAGGTTCGCCAATTACAAGTAGTGGTACTTTAACAATTACAAACACCGCACCTGACCAAGTAGTGGCGTTAACTGCGGGAACAGGGATTAGTACTTCGGGAACATATCCGAATTTTACAATTACAAATAGTGCGCCTGACCAAACTGTTGCTTTAACGGCAGGTTCAAATATCACCATAACAGGAACGTATCCTAACTTTACAATCGCTGCTTCAGGTGGCAGTGGTAGTGTAACTTCAGTAGCTTTAACAACAGGCACTACGGGTACTGATATTAGTGTTAGTGGCTCACCCATTACAACAAGTGGAACTTTTACGTTGAATATACCAACGGCTTCAGCTACCAATAGAGGGGCTTTAAGTTCTACCGATTGGACGACGTTTAATAACAAACAAAATGCGCTTACATTAACGACAACAGGTACAAGTGGTGCAGCAACGTTAGTCGGTGCTACATTGAATATACCGCAATATCAATCCGTATTAACCAATCCTGTAACGGGAACAGGTACTACAAACAGATTAGCTAAGTTTACAGGTGCAAGTACAATAGGCGATTCTTCTATTGAAGATTTAGCTTCTAGTGTGGCTATGACTATATCTAGTGGGGGAACTGTTAGTTTGACATCGAGTATTACTGCAACGCAAGGTATATTCAGAAATTCTAGCGTAGGAGCTATTCAAGCAATTAGAGATTTAGATGTTACATCAGTTGGAGCTGCTGGACAACGTATTGAAATAGGAGCGTTGAATGGAACTACTCCTACCGCTGGTGCTGCTATAGATGGAGTATTAGAAAATCCTGCTACAACAGGTTATTTGGTATTTAGTACTAGAACTGCTAGTAGCCTTACTGAAAAAATGAGGTTGGATACAAGGGGAAATCTTGGCTTAGGAGTAACACCTAGTGCGTGGAATAGTGGGCTTCGTGTTTTTCAATTAGGTTCAGTAAGTTCTTTTAGTGATGATGCTACAAATAAACAATCAACTTTTTGGAATAATACATTTGTAAATTCAGGAGGAGTACCAATCTATTTAACCACTGCAGCAGCTACATTTTATAGACAAACAACAGGGCAACATATTTGGTATAACGCCCCATCCGGAACCGCAGGTAATGCCATCTCCTTTATACAAGCTATGACCTTAAATGCTTCGGGAAATCTTGGCATAGGCACAACCACTATCGGCTCTCGCCTACA